TCTCGCGGTCATACTTGAGATCTCGCTGAGCCTTTGATTTTGCATTGGGCTTCACAGGCGACGGATCGTCGTCCGGCTTCTTTGCCTCTTCGTCGTCGGACATTGTCAGGAGCTGCAGCTCTGGCGACAGCTTTTCTGGGGGCAATTGCCCAGCGGTCTCAGCACTTCCAGCTTCTTCACCCCCTCCACCCATGGGTTCTTCGCCACCGAGGCCTAGGCCCTCCAATCCGCCCGCCTCTTCGCCTCCACCACCTACGCCGGCTGCTTCGATTGCAGCGTCAATGATCTTATCATCGAGTCTCTCTTCGTCAATTTCACTGCAACGATCCTTGCTAAGTCCCCAGATATCGTGCCTGATAAAGTCCTTGCTCCCTAAACCTTCTGGCATCGCTGAAGCAGTCTCGAGTCGGGTACGCCACAATTCGAGCTTCTGTTGTACAGCGATTGTGGATGGATTGGAGAGGTGAAGCGTGAAATTCAGCAACTCGTCGCCGTCGTACCCATTCACGTATAGGTGGATTATCGCGATCTTGTTCAGTTCGCTGATGATCGTCTTCTGCAGAACGTTGATCGTGCGCGAGAACCTGATGTCCTCTTGCGCCAACGTCGCCTTCGAGCTCAGCATATCATCGTATCCCAAGTACGCTCTTGGGATCTTCAAAGCGGCGAACAGCTTCTTCTGGATGTACGCAACGTCTTCAACCGCAGCCGTGTTCTGGCCACCGGCTAGCGTCTCAATCTTTGTGCCAGACTCCGCACCTCTTACGGGAATGAAGTAGTCCTCTTCCACGCTCAGTGGGTTGTACCTGAGATCAACGCGACCTGTCTTTTGATCTATGACCTGTTGAGTACGAAGGTTCTTCTTCTGCTCCTCGACGTACATCTGCACGTTCTCGGCCGGCGTATTCGCGACGTCGATGTAGAACACACGTCTCTCGGGTGCGCGTACGATCCTATACACCAGCATCGCGTCCTCGATCAAGATGAGCTGGCGCCAGATCCGCCTGGCCGGCTCGATGATCGACGCGCCGTATGGCAGGAACGTGTCATTGCCTATCGCTCTGAAGTGGGTGACCTCCCAATTCTCCAGGATACGATTCGCTAATGAAACCCAGCGAAATCTGATTGCAAACGGATCGTCGCGGTCGAAGTTCTCTTCACGTTCGATCTCGTTCACTGGGATTGGAATGATGTTGATGACACCATACTCTGGCGACACGTCGTTGTAGAGGAAGAAGTCTCCGTACTTGCAGAGGTTACGTGCCCACGACCTGAGATTGAACTCGACATTCAGCGTGTTGTAGAACAGTTCTTCGAGCAGCTGCTTGATGCGCTCGTTATTAGAGTTGACGTGTAGCACTCTGCCGCGTTCATCCTGCGCACACACCTCATCAGCGTAGATATCGAGGGCCGAAGCGATCTCAGGAGTGTACTCCATCTCCTGGAAGTCCTGGTAGCGCATCAAGCGTTCTGAGAGGTTGTACGCGTTCGCAGTGATCGTTGCATACGTCGGTGCCAACGATCGCTGAAAGAGCAACGTGCCACTTGACTTCGTCTTGTCGGGTACTGCGATCGTCGTGTCCAGCGTCCTGATCTTACGTTTGACTACTGGACCGCTACGAAACAGCCTCGTGAGTCGACTGAAAAGACCGCGCTTGCTCTTCTTGTTGTCGTCCGGCATTTGTGCTCAATTGCTTCGTTCGAGATGCTACAGCACTATATTATCACCGGACACGCACGATTCGTATACAAGATTCACTGCATCACTTGGCCGGTGACGAAGCCTTGAACGTGACCTTCTTCTGCGCGTTACGATCAACGTATGCGCTAGGCGTATCGATCATCTGTTCTAGAGCCTTCTTCACGTTGTCGACGGCCGGTGTCACAGCGTTGACCATCGCGCCAGTCGCGGCCTTATTGAAGGCATCGATCGCAGTCAACAACTTGCTGGCGGCGGTTGCAACGCTTGCGACTTGGGTATGGTTGATAGCCGAACGTTCGCCCTCGTTGATCGCTGAATCGATCTCTTCAGCAATGATCTTCCTCAATTGTGACAAGTTGATCCGTTGCATGTATCACCTGTTCAGATATCTATCGGTCACCGCATCAGCCACGAAAAATCGGTCACATCGACGTGCTTAACACTCTGTGGATCGCGCGGGCTGTACGCGTCTCTCGGCCTCATCGGTCCTTGCGTGCCCATGAATCCAGCCACTGGTCTAACGACATTTGGGTTGTTTGGCACGATTGTAGTGTCGGTACGCTCGAGACTAGTCGATTTGATGATGGCCTGTGCTAACGCCGTAGCTTGACACCCATAACCAACGTCGTGTGCAACGAGCCACGTTCCGATCGCGAGACTGAGCACGAGGTCGTCGTGGCCTCCCTTCATCGCCTCGGCTCTCTGTCCATTCCACACGAACGCCTGGAGTTGGTCGTACAGGCGCTGCGAGTAGATCTTCATCGCCTTGTTCCGGAACACCTCTTCAAGCTTCGCCAAGATCTGTGTCCTCGTCTTAGAGTTTGTTTGGAATCCAGGCAAGGCGTTCATATCGGTTGGAATGTATTGGAACGGATCGCCGTGGGTGGACATGTAGTACAGGCGTTTGTACCCCATGTCACGCAACCTTACGCACGTGAAGTAACCAAATGTGTTGTTCTCAGGTGCAAGGAGTGCGGTGTTGTATTGCTTGCCGACGTCCATCAGGAGGTCTGCCAACTTGTCGGGCGCAATCTTTCCCATGTATTCTGCAACGATCTCGAGCGAATCTGCGTCGATGACGTGAAACGCAGAATAGTCATTGCTATCGCCACGGGAGACGTCTGCAGAGATGACGTACCGGCGTCCGACGATGGGGCGACGCCAGATCCACAAGTTACGTTCGTGCTCGTCGCGCTCTGTCGGTGGCACGATCTGCCCTCTCAGGTGTTCAAGTATGTCGTCTGTCAGGTACGTTTCGCCGGATGAAACGAAGTCGCACAGGTACTCTTGAGCAATGTACCTCTTCGACATGCCCCTCGTTTCGTTCGCAAACCACTCTTCATCGTGTTCAGGGTGCACGTACCACGGCAGCCTGATAGAATTGAATTCGTTGACACCTGCCTCGGCTTCGGTGCACAGCTTGTAGTAGAGGCCACCTGCGCCGTTCGGCGTCGATAAGACGATTGCGCGTCCACCAGTCGAGATCGTCGGGAACAAGCCCGTCCAGATCTCTTCGAAGTTCTTGATCCACGCCGCCTCATCGACGATGAGAAGTGACAGCGCTTCAGAACGTCCGGCATCAGGAGAGGTTGGGATCGAGGTGATGCTAGAACCGTTGGCGAAGGTGACAGACTGCTTGTTATCCTCGTACCTCGTCAACAACAACCACTTCGGCAGAGACTCGAGGATCACCTTCACCTTCTTGATGAAGTTCATCGCAGTCGCAAGCTTTGTTGCGATGACCAGGATCGTCTTGTCTTTGTAGAAGATGGAATACCACACAGCGTACGCCGCGCACACGGTCGACAGGCCGAGCTGCCTCGCCTTCAAGATGACGTTGAAGCGGTGCTTATCGAACGCATTGATACAATCGTTCTGGTACGAAAACGTCGTGAACGGGATGGTACCCTTGACTGGGTGCCTGATCTTCGAATACGTCCTGATGAAATAGATCGGATCTTTGCCGCAGCGCAGGATCTCCTGCACCTGGTCGTTGCGCGACATGCTTTTGATAGTCATGCGACCTCGAACACCGCCTTACGCCTGTAGTACGCTGTCCTCTTCGGATTGTGTACTCCAAAATTGATGATCTCGAGCGAATCTGTCGCGCTGATCTCCTTCAGCTTCAGCGTGCTACCGGTGAGGTCCTTGTAGCGGCTCTTGACGGACTTCACGTATGCGTCGGTAACCGACTTCGATTCGTCGGCATACATGCGCTTCATGAGGATCATCTCCTTCTCGGTGCCGAAGTTGACGATCGCAGCGTACGATGCGATCAGGCGGTCGGGGCCCGACATCGTGAGCTTCACCGAATACGAAGATGTCTTCGGTGTCGATGAACGACCCCACGTGGTGTCGAGTGCCTGTCCCAAAGCGTCGACGTCATACGACGGCCGGATCGGTGCGTCTGACGCGAGCTCGTACACGT